ATGTTCGTAGAACTGGTTTATGACAAGCGTAATGTTGAGGGGCTCGAAGGGGCCAGAGAGATCATACTGGCCGAGCTGACGAAGCGGGTGCACCAGATTTTCCCTGATGCCGAAGTGAAGGTGAAGCCGATGCAGGCAAACGGCCTGAATAGCGATGCCAGCAAAAGCGATCGGGAAAAACTGAACCGCATGCTGGAGGAAATGTTTGAAGAATCAGATATGTGGTTGGTATCTGAGTTCCCGACCGTTCGCCAGGTTGGCCTGTAAATATTGCTGGGGTAATATTCCCGGCGTTTGCTCGGGCATGAACACTGAGCAACCAGCCGCCGCCCATTCTTACATACGACGGGCGGCGGCTTTTTCAGCTTCCAGACTGAAGCGCTTCCACTTTCAGGGTTAACTCTTCAACTTTTTCCATTAATGCGAGAATAGCCTCATGATGAAGCGCTGCGGAAACACCAGTTGTATCGACTGAAAGGACATCCTTAACTTCCGTGCCATCCTCCATCTTCATGGTCTGTCCAAAATTGTTCACTGCTTCAGGAAATACTTTCTGTACTTCTTGCGCGATAAAACCGAAACCTGTAACGCCAGAATCAAGACGATGCCAAGAATAACCTCTTAGCTTCTTCATCGCTTCCAGTGGATCAGGGATGGGAGTAATTCCATCTTTTATTCGCTCGTCACAATTATTGACCCACGTACCGGTAGCCTGGCCATTTGCGTTGAAATTCCAGAGCGCAAATGGAGATGAATTATCAGCGCGTAAAGCAATCTGAACCGATTGAATAGAAGCTCCGCCAGTTCGTAAAGCCCCAATAGTCCACTCACCAGACCACCATCCGCCGCGCAGGAAGTTTACCCAATCGCCCGCCGCTGGGTTTACGTTCGATATGTTTGTAACAACGATTGCATTATTGATCGAGTCACCATTAAAAACGCCTGCCTTGACGGTAAAACCGCCCGCCCCTGGTACAGACAGGCCGCTATTTAATGTTCCCCCGGTCTTTCCGTTCACAGTACCCAGGCGCAAATCATCTCCTGCGGCCACCGTTCCCGCTGCCGTTCCAACGTCTCTGGTGGCACTGTTTCCTAAACCGAGGTTTGTGCGAGCGCCTGATGCGGTTGTCGAACCAGTACCGCCCTGTTCAATGCTGAGCGCCGTTGTCAGCCCGCTGAGGGAGGTGATATCGCTGTTAGCCCCTTTCTTGGCCAGTGATTTCTGACCCGGTACCGTGACAGCCACGCCGTTAATTGTGATGGTGACGTCTGTAGTACCGTTCATCACATCAGCGAATCCACTCATATAGCGCTGGTACATAGTGAAGGTTTCAGCGATGTCCTGCGCCAGACCGTCAACGCTCAGGCTGTCGCTCAGAAGAATGGCATATTTGGTTCCCGCAGGGATTGCAGGGTTAGCAGCTGGCGTAACGGTGAGAGAGGTTGCGCCGCCGATAGCGGTAATCTGAAAAACCTGCACTGGACTGGTCATTGCAATAACTGTGCAGCCGTTGCGGATCAGAGAACCTGCGGCGGTAAAATTAGTACCTGTACCGGTAAGTGTATTGCCGCTGACAGCAATTGTGCCTGTTGTGTAAATCATATTTTCTCCAGGAAATAAAAAACCCGCCAAAAGTGACGGGTTATTAATCGTGTTGAATGTCTAATTGGATTATGAGAACGACCCGGTACCTCGGGTAATGGTTAACGTCGGTGATGTAATTGACTTACTTGCTGTTCCGCTTCCTGTGACTGTAATGGTTCCCGTAACTGTATTTGCGGTGATGTTTCTCAATGCATGCCTTACCGATATCCACATCCCAGTATTCCCTGACGGTACGTTAATATTTCCAAGGTCACGTATATTCCCATTGATATTGAGCTTGATGTTAACGACCGTTGTTCCGGTAAGCGATGACACATAAACCAGACCTTCGAGAAGGGCGGATTTCGCAAGCGAGGAATTAGAGGAGTCTGTGAATGTTATCGCTCTGGTAGCTGTTGTAGCGCCTGAAACGACAACGTCTTCTCCAACTCCAATATTCGCTATATCACCGACAAAAGTCGTGGCCTCAACACTACCCTTAAAGCTTCCATTTGTTGCATATACTGTTCCACGGATAGTGACGTTATTAAATACAGCGTAACCCGATTTGTTGATATGCCAGCCAACATTACCGGTTCCGTCCCATGTTGAGGACTGGATATAGCTGCCGATTTTGGCGTTACCGATCGTCCCGTCACCAATTACTGTGTCACGGATGATGGTTTGTCCGTTCTGGATAACAAAAGGAAGAGTCACGGCGCCGCCTGCCTGGGTCATAACCGCGAAGCGGTCAGCCACGAAGATAACCTGCGTCTGCATTCCAGATGGCGTATTCTGAACACCAATCCCCATCCCTGCTGCATACTGATTACCATTAGAATCAACAGCAACCTTAATGCTGTACATCGCATTCAGGTTATTGTTGATGTCAGCTGATACCTGAGCATTCTGGACAATAGCGGCCTGCTGGCCATTTACAGTGACCTTCAGCGAATTGATCTGAGTTGCCGAAGCCTGTGTGAAGTCAGCAAGCGTCTTTGACAGATCAGTGACATTCGCGGTGTTTCCACCGGCACTGGAGTCAAGGGTGCGCAACGACTCAGCAACAGCTTTACTGGCATCGGCCATTACATTATCGACCCGCTCAATACCGGCTTTGTTATCGCCATATTGCACGCTCAGAAGGTTACGCTGGTTAACCTGAGCGAGCGTGCTGGTGATCAGCGCGATAGCATTGTTCTGAATACCGCCGCTGGCCTTATCAGTTTGTGCACCCAGTTCTTCCAGACGTGATGCCATTGAGGAATCGAGGCCCGTGACTACCTGGCTAAGATCAGTGATTGATGCTGTATTCTGAGCACCTACAGCAGCAGCTGAATCAGCTTTATCAGAGGCGGCCTGCGTGGCAGCAGTCAATTGGCTTACCGCAGAAGCGCGCGCTTCAGTTTCCGTCGCTAATGCCTGGCGAACATCAGTAATACCGGCTTCATTCTGCGCAGTTTTTGCCTCAAGACGGGTAACATCAGTAACTCGCGCCTCCGTCTCAGTGGCGATCACCTCCCGGAGCTGTTCGAATGTCGCAGAGTTTGCGCCCTGCTGCGCAGTCTGCCGCACAACAACATCAGCAATTGCCAGAGCATTGCCGATAATTGCTTCGGCGGTCTGCTTATTCGAACCCACGGCAGCAGCCAGGCCATCGGCGTTCTCCTTAATTGCATCGGACAGCTCCGCCAGTTTTTCACTGCTGGCCACGGCATCCTCGATCAGGTCCTTGAAGACTTCAGAGCTTTTGATGTCTTCAAGGATTGCATCCGTGATGTCGGAAACATCGATGCTGGCCTGTCCCCGCACCCATTCTGTATAACCTGATTCGTTGCCGCTTCGGTCCACCAGCTGCGCGCGGTACCAGAAAATCTGCCCAGCCTTAAGGCCCATCTGCTGATATTTGCGCTGCGGGTAAGGCACATCGGCCAGCAGAATCGCATCGTCTTCGGTCCCGGTGAGGCTATACTGAATTTCCGTCTTCAGCGTGTCGTCGGTATTCGCCGGGAATCCCCAATTCAGCTCGATACCGAATACCACGTTTTCAGAAGCGATGAAGCCAACCGGCTTCGGTGGATTGCCCACTTTACCCGTCAGCGTTTTCTCTTCTGAATAGCCCCATCCGGATGAAATTTCTGCGGCATTGATTGCGCGCACGCGCACCAGGTAGCGCCCCGCATAAATCCCCGGGACGTCGAATGATGTGGTGGAGCTGCGCGGCACGTTAACCCAGTTCCCGTCGTTGCGGCGCCACTGCGCTTCATAGGCGATAGCGTTCTGCGCCTGGTCCCAGCTCACGCGCATCGTTTCGACGCTGATATTTTGCTGCACCACAGAAAACGAGCTGATCACGATGTTCGCAGGCGGCGACTGGTTACCCGGAGGGATCACACTCACCGGCCGCTGGTCGATGATGGCTCCGGTATCGATGCGGGCATATTTATCCGGGTCGTGCCATGCGCCAGTAATCGAGAAAGTGCCATCATCTTTTTCGGAAACGCTGACAACACGATACTGCTGCGCGTAGAGCTCGTCAGATTCAACCACCCAAACAGCTTCGGCCTGTGGTGTCTCACTGTATGCCGTGGTGACTGTGACTGATTCCCCGTTTACGGCCTGAATGGTCCTGCTCTGCGACACTCCGGATGGTAAGTTGAGAATAAGGCGATCACCCGCTGCTGCATCTGCCACGCGGTCAAGTTTGATAACGCGACCGTTAACGGCGCTGATGCGGCCGCCCATAACCTTTCCGGAAAGCAGCTCGTCTGCCACGGCGATGATGTAGCCCGGCTGCGGAATGTTGCCGTCCAGCCCGACATCAAACGAAACAACACGATCCTTGTTGTTGGTGAGAATACCCCAGCGCCCCTTTCGGTTAGCTTCTGACTGCCTGGTGCAGCCGATGGCTGTCATTTCCAGCTGATTGAAGCCGTACCGCGCCACCAGCGCCTGCTCAAATACCGGCTCCATCGCGTCGGCATAAGCGTTCCCCGGATCTGACCATGAAACCAGTGCTGTGGTGTAGCGGCTTTTCGTGGTGCTGCTCGAATAGGTGAAGCGACCGCCAACAACGTTAGCGCGCGTGTAGCTGTAATCAACATCGCGCGGCATGTCAGCCAGGGCCACAATCTGATCCCCGCCCCAGTAGGTCATGCCACGGAAGATAGCGGCAAAATCACGCAGGACTGTGTAGGCATCGTTCCGGTCCTGAATGTACACGTTGCAGGTATAACGTGGTTCGGTACCGTTGCCCCCCTTGCCGTCTGGTACCATCTGATCACAATACTGGGCAACCTGATAAAGCGTCCATTTATCAATATTCGCAGCGGTCAAACGGTGCCCGAGGCCGAACCGGTCAGAAACAACCAGGTCGTAAAAAATCCACGCAGGGTTATCCGTCCATGCCCACTTAAACGCACCGGTCCACGTACCGCTATAAGTGCGTGTTTCAGGGTCGTAGGTATCTGGAACGCGGATAACACGGCCGCGAGGCTCGCAGGAGATCTGCGGGATAGAGCCGTTAAACTGGCTGGAATCGAATTCGATGTAAAGCAGCGCGGTGTTCGGGTAGCGCAGTTTGGCGTCAATCACCTCGGTGAAGCTCTGCAGCGTCATCGTGTCGCCGATCTTCGCGCTGTTGGCGTCAGAGGTAATCTTACGCAGACGGATTGTCCAGGTGCTGCCAGCCTGCGGTAGATCGATACGGTGGCTGCGCTCATAACCAGATGTCGTTTTTCCGGTCACGCTGGTATTGAGTACCATCTGCCAAGTTCCGCCGTCCGTCTGCAGGTCGATCGCGTAGTTAATCGAATAGCCGACCAGATCTCCGTCGTCCTCCTGCTTGAAAAGCGAAGGCCATTTCAGACGCAGACGAACCGCTGATAGCTGCGTATTGGTGAACGTGCGCGTCCAGGCTGTAGCGCTTGATACCTCAGTTCCTACGCTGATTTCGTTTTCGGTACCGGGAATACCCTGAATATATGTTTGCGCCTGCGTTCCTGCGCGAAACTCCCACGTTACGCCGCTGAAGTTTTGGGAGCCGTCAGCATTCTCCAGCGCCGTTCCGTCCAGGTAGATATCTTTGCCGGTTAGCTGCCCTGCAAACTCCCCTTCGCCAAGCGCAACGAGGATTTTTGCCTTCGCTACAGATTGCAGATCATCAGGCTGTTCGGTAGGGGTTCGGGAACTTGAGCTGCCGCCCTTGCGGCCTTTTAACACTTTATCTGTAGCCATATTGCGCCCATAAAAAAAGCCACCCGAAGGTGGCCAGAAAAAAGGTTAGTTATCTACTGCTGATCTTCGACATAAATTCCGGCAGAAATAATCGCTCCGCCGATTCGACGCTTACCATAAAGCAGAGGCACCGGGTACCCCTGTGCCGCGGTGTTTGTAACACCGCCGAATGCGTAGGATGCGCGGTTATCTGCGCTTTGTTTGCTGGCCAGACCTGCAGGTTGAGGAGATAGCATTTGGACAACACCTCCCAGCATCACCGCAGCGCCAAATTTATAGAAAAACGGAGATGCTGCTGCCCAGGGAGTAAAATTAAGTACTGCGCCAACAGCAACGAGGGCCGCTCCCAAAATAGTTTGCAACACTCCAGCCTTTTTGCTGCCGATGACTACAGGCACAATACGAATGACTTCACCCGTTACAGGGAACCCTAAATCATCAACGCTGATATTCTTTTTATCTTTATAAACGGCGTAAGTAAGGCCTCGCGCCTTGCTTGTATTCAAGAACGTCTCGAAACCATTGATTGTTTTTGCAAGAGCATTGATTGCTTCTGAGGTGGTACGTATTAGACGATGATGTACTCTCCCAAACGTTTTACCCAGAACGCCACCAAGTTCAATTCTGGTCATTATCTCTTGCATATGTTCTCCTAAATAAAAAAAACCGCCTAAGCGGTTTAATTTTTAAGTTATCTAAGGCCTCATATATTGAGAGCTTAATTTGGGGATGTTTTTCTCTGCCCTGTTTTTATTCACATCTTTGAAAAACATTTTCTTAACGGGGATATCATATCCTGCGCTTGCACACAGCGTAGAAATCACTGTTTGGTCAATAGGCTCACCAGTTTGAGAGTTAACATCAAATGATGCCGCAATAAGTTTACCATCTGCATTTTTACCTAAGAATGTTGCAAACAGTTGTTTTCCGGCATATGCGCCGTATGAATTCTTACCGTTAACATATCCACAATAAGTAAAAGTGGTATCTGGATAGGGAAAGTCCATATGGTAGAATTTTGCAGCATCGGGGTCCTTCATTTCTTCTCTGATAACATTTTCTACTGCAGATTTTTCATCTTCAGTAATTGGTCTTGCCTCAACGTGCATTCCAACAAATGCCAATATCAATAGTGCTAAGCGTTTCATTTTTCCCCCTTTATGTTTGAAGGTTAATGATAACAGGCTCAGTACCCTTTCAGAAATATGCCGCCCCAGCGAATTCAGATTAGCGTTTTGAAACGTAAAATCTTCATCGTCCTTTCCTGCCAATAGCCCCCATACGGTACGCGCTGGCTCAGATGGCCGTACAGGTGGTGCAGCAGCATATTTCCCTCCAGCAGAATTCCCGCGTGATTCCACTTATCGGCCTGGACCTGCATGATCACCATATCGCCGGGTTTCGGTGGCCCGTCGAATTCACGGAATCCGCACTCATACCAGCAATCCTGATAGAAGTTGTCCGGATAGTCGTTTTCCCACCAGGGATAATCCACCCGGTAATCGTGGAGCTCGATATCGTGCGTTTGCCGGAAATAGCTCATTACCAGCCCCCAGCAGTCAAAGTGTCCAAGCACAAACGGACGCTCCAGCAGCGGCAGTTCTCCGCGCGGATGGATGGTGCGTAAATCCCCCTCCGGCCAGCTCACAATATGCCAGGGTAAAAGCGTTGCGTCGCATTGCGCTTTATCCAGTTCGCTCGGTTGCGTTGTGGCGTCAGGGTGACTGTGAACGATGGCGATCACCGTTCCCCAGTCCTCAGCAGCTGCGTAGTCTTCGGGGCAAAGGACAAAATTGTCCTCCGGCGCCGCGGCAAGATTCCGGCACGGGAAATAACGTTCAACGCGGCTTTTCTGCGCCACCACGCCGCAACACTCAAGAGGATATTCAGCTGCAGCATGCGCCATAATCGCATCGATGGTTTTCTGACGCATATCAACTCCTGATCAAAGACGTGCCCGGGAAGCCACCAAACGAGAGTTCGTTATTTTCGCCGAATCGGAGTTTGCAGGCCGTCAGCGTGCCATTGCATTCATCCAGCGACGGATCGCTTACCGGGTTGTTGTTTTTATCGAAATAGCGGGTGCCGGCATAGTCGCAGCCGTCGCCGGTACGATATTTATTCCGGATGCACCAGGTACACAGGGAATGAAGCTGTCGCGTCGGGATCATTTGCCCCTGCAGGTCCATCGGGCTGGACAGAACAAATTCAACGGTTTCACCGGCAAGCTCGCCAGTTTTCCCGTCGATATACCAGACCTGCAGCTTTTCCTGAGTCGGGTCTGCTGTGGGGTTGCCGTCCGCGAAATTTCTGGCATCGAGATATTTCTCTTTTGTGTCGTGAATAGTGACTTTCGCCTGCAGCAGATCGTCATACGCAAGACACAGGGCAGAAATAGAGCTTTCGATGTTCGCAACCGTCAGTGATGGCGTTGCATTGCTCCCACTGGTTGATTTTTCCAGGCCTTCCAGCTGATACGGCCAGGCGGCGTATTCATTTCCCTGCCACCAGATTGGTTTCGCCGGAAGCTTGGACTCATCCCCACCAGCGGCGATGATTTCCGCTTCTGTGTGGGGAATGCTGTAATTGTGAAAGCGGAGAACGTCCGTTAGCCCAAAGGAAGAACCGTCCACCTCAATCAGACGAACATCGTTTCCGGATTCCAGCTTCTGATAATCTGCGTTTAAGCTCATGGTTTAAATGCCTGGATGAATGTTGCTTCAAGGTTGAATTTCCCCGCGCCAAGCCCGGTGGGTTTATACGTTTCGCAACGATACAAACCCAAAGGTTCGAGCGGTGGCTTCCATTGAAAGGCTTTCGTTCCTTCATGCCTGTCGAGAAAAGATTTAATGGCAGAAATGTAGGTTTCGTTGCCAGTGAAGTTAAGCGTCCACTGCTGAGTTCTGGTGTTCAATCCATCCCCTGAAACCTGCTCATATCCATCGCCAAATTGGGCTTTCCTGACGCGGAAACTTGTATCAGCCTCAGCGTTAATTCGTGGGCACCAGGTGAAAGTTTCAATGGCCATAATTATCGGGTTCCTTTCATTGCGTTCCAGATGTCGCCGCCGGGACGAATGTCACGCATCACATTCTGCTTATAACGTCGATCAACAAATTCCCCGACCTCGGCACCAAATTGCTCAAGGCCTGGCGAGGCCTGAGTTTGAGTGTTGCCGTTACCATCGATGGTGATATAAACCTGTGGCGCCGACGATACGGACTGACCTCCGCCACCTCCGACCGCACGAACGCCGAGAGAACCATCAGCGGCGCGCGTAAGCGGCATAATGGCTTCCGGACCAGCCTCGGCAAAAACCCCTGCGCCTTTGGCAAAAGCAAACAGCTGAGGCGTCTGGAAAACGCCATTGCTGTAAGCGCTCAGGGACGGAGAGTCGTAAACATTACCCTTCGCATTAAAGGTAAAGTTCGCGCCAGCATTCTGAATAGCGGTACCGCTGCTGGCGGTAGCGGCAGACGAGGCACCAAAACTGAACAGGGAGCCAATTGAACTGACGCCGTTAGCAACAGCCATATTGACCAGAACGTTCTGGATAATCTTCAGCACGCTGACGCCCCAGTCCTTCCAACTGTCAACGTTGCCATTGAGCATGTCGGTAATCGTGGTGACAGCGCCCCCCATAGCCTGCTTCATGCCGTCAGCAGCCATGGAAGAATAATCCGTAGCTTCGTCCACCCAGTTCGCATAACCTTCTGACAACCCCGTCATCCAGTCGTCACGCTGCGCATCAGAAGCTGAGTAATATCCCTCCTGGTCGCGCAGGCGCTCTTCGAGATAGCGCTTATTGAGTGCCAGCCCCTGCTGATAGAACGTCTCGTCGATTTCACCAGCCTGGCGCTGGCGAAGAAGATCGGTATTCTTCTGCTCAAACTCCTTACGCAGGTTGAACTGCTCCTGAAGTCTTTCCCGGAACCGGGTACCCTGCCCGTAACCCAGCAGTTGCGCTTCATTAGCTGCGCGGGCGCTGGCGTTACTGTCAGCAAGGTTGGCTTCGTAATTTCGCAGTTGCTCACGCAATTTAACCTGGTCAATCAGCGCAGCATTTTGCAATACCGTCTTCTTCTGGGCTTCTGTCAGAGAAGCAAGTTCGCCCTGGCTGACCTGGTATTTAACCTTCGCCAGTTCAGTATTCTGACCTTGCAGGGCGATCTGCTCTTTTTGCTGCTTGATAAGGCGCTTATAAACATCCTCTGTTTTCTCTCCTTCGGTTTTACCGCCCTTCGCCTTGGGTTTGTTGGCCTCATTATTCCGCCATTCAGCCAGGCCGTTATTAATCAACTCCTGACGTCCAGTCTGGAATTGTGGATCACTGGTTAACCCCAGGTCATCGGCTGCATAACTCAGCCGCAGGCGCTCTTTGGCCTCCCCCTTCAGGCGTGACAACTCCAGATCCCGGCGGCTCTTTTCGATGGCATCGGTTTGCTTTTTGTCGAGGTCTGCCTGCGGAAGCCTGAGCGGGACGTTAGCCAGTCCCTGACGCGCCATAAGGAGTTGATTGCCTAACCCAAGAAGTTTATTAAATTCAGTATGCTGCCCATTCATCATAATCAGTGACTGATATACAGCATTCTGACGCCAGGCTTGCTCACGTATCAAATCGTTACGACGCCGCTCTATTTCTTCGAGGGCCTGCTGAATTCCGCGAGACTTATCTCGCATATCATTCAATTTCCCCTCTTCAACCGCGAGTTGATCAGTAACAATCGCGATAGCCCTTAAAATATTGGCATCGTTCTCGCTGGTAATGCCCGGCTTACCACGGGAGGCATTAAGATCGTCAATTTGAGACTTCAGGTCACCAACCTTCCTTGCTTGCTCATCAATCAGACGATTTTGCTCGACAAGGGCTCCAACAGTCCTGCCACGGTTGTCATCCGTTTCCGATAGGGACATGCGAGATGTTTTCTCTCTAATATCGTCAATTTGACTGGCATACTCCTGTGCAGAACGACGAGCCTGCTCCTGATTCTGATACATCGCATACCAGGCGCCTGCTCCCAGCATCACCAGACCAGGCACGCCGCCAATCAGGCCAAGCGCACCACTCATCAGCCGAGTACCGACAGATGTTACGCTATTGAGATTGCTCTGAGTCGAGACGCGGTTTGCAAGGTTCCGGCTTAAGGAAGCCTGTGTCGCGGACAAGCGCCTTTCTGCAACAGCCTGGGCATCAGCGTTTTTAGCTGCCACCAGCCCTGCCTGTGCACGTTCAAGCGCAGTCCTGGCCCTGACTTTTTCCGTAGCGGTGCCAGTTGCAAGAGCAGTAGTCAGCCTGGCTTGAGCTGCTGTAACCTTTGCTTCCGCTGCCGCAATTTTCTCTTGCTGAGCAGCTTGGACATCTGCACTTCGTGAACGCTGAACAGCTTGCTGGGCTCGATAAACTTCAGCCCTTGAAGCTGCAACAGCAGACTGAGCCGCTTTATCCTGCGCAACAGCAAGTGCTACCTCTGATTTCGCTGCTGAAATTAGTGCACCTGTTGCACTCGTGGCGCTGGTTACAACTCCGCTGAGATATCTTGCCAGCCCAACGCCAACAAGCGCCCCTGCTACTGTTGTTATTGTGGACATGTTGTCAGCAACGTCATTCAAGGCACCACTAACAGCTGAAGAAGTGAACGCATCCAGAGTTTGAGCTAAACTATCCAGCCCGCCAGACAAACCTGCCGTTGCGCCGGTAGCCTGATCAATACCGCCAACCCATTGCATGAATGAGTTAGTAACCTTCTGCAAGGAACCAGAAACCGTTTGTGGTAAGCTTTTGAACTCATCTTGCAAATTATCTAACTGGCCTACCAATGCTGGAACAACCTTATCAATCGTAAGTTGCCCCTGGTCAGCCATGCTCTTAAGGTCTTTGCGGGCCACGCCCATTCCGGCGGCAAGTGCGCGAATAACGCGATCACCGGATTCGTTAACAGCGTTAAACTCCTCACCACGAAGAACGCCCTGTGCCAGAGCCTGGCTGAATTGAGTGATAACAGAACTCGCTTCCTGGGTGTTAGCCCCAGAAAGTTTGAGGCCGGTAGAAACAGCCTCGGTAATTTTCAGAACTTCATCAGAGCTATACCCGTATTCACGCATTGAAGCAGCTGCGCGGGAAAAAAGGTTTGCGTTATCTAAAAACGCGGTGCCGGTCCTTTGGCTTATCTCCATTAACTGACGCTGAGAAGCAGCAAAATCGTCAGCAGAAGATGATGCCTGCTTGAGTCGTGCATTTACGGAGTTCCACTCATCAGCAATCTGAACAATTTTCCCGGTAGCAAACGCTGCGCTAGCAGCCGCGGCGGCTTTCCCTGCTGATGCAAATCCAGCGGTCAGATCAGATAATGCCCTTTCGCTCTCTCTGGCAGCCGCGGCGGCCTGACGACCACCATTTTGCATGGTACGGTAATAGTCCGCACCCATTCGTGAGGCGCGAGCAATCTCACTCTGGAAAGACTGAGAGTTCGCGGAGATTTTAATTATTAGTTCGCGTAGAGCCGCCATCTCTTGTACCTTAATAATGAAAATAGAATAGCCACTCGGACTAACACCTCAGAGGCTTAGCTTTTTTTTGCACATGGAGACATATATGTTGAGCTTGAACTTTGAAGTTCCCGGCAACCCGGATGACTACTACGAAGTTAGGGAAAAGGAAGATGGAACGCTTTCCTATAAACCTAACCGCTTAAAAATAAGAGGGTTAGCAAAAACTCAGTGTGATTATTTTGATTATATATCCTCTTTAGGTGAGAATATTCATATAGCCACACTTGAGAGCAATGATGTCATTAACGATTTTTTTGAAAATGAGCCGGAAGAGGCTCAAGTTTGTATTTACAATACTCTTTCCGAAGAATTTAACGCTATTACTGATACAATCTTAGATGAAACTTCAGAATTGAATGCGCAGGCGCAGCAGACAGAAAATGTGGCAGAGAACATAGGTAAAGTTATAGGGGCTATAGTTCTTATAGGCTTTATAGTTTTTATATTATCGCAAATAAACTAAGTTACGGGCGGTTTACCGCCCTAATTTGATGCAGCCATTAACGCAGCCTCAAGCCCAGCAAACGGGTCTTTTGGTGCTGATTGCTCGTCACCCCCCCAGCGCAGGATCGCATCGTCCAGTGGCACTTTTACCCCATGTGCGCCGTACAGGGCAGAGACAATCTGGGCGGCCTGAATGTCACCGCGAATATCGCCAACCGGACTTTGCCTGTCGAACTCAATCCACATCAGAAGCTCGCTTGCCGTCATGTTCTGCCGAAGTTCTGATAGCGTGCGCCCCATCCGGAGCGCAAGCGACATCAGAAACTTTACGCCGGGGGTTGAGACTTTTCCCGCGCTTCGTCCGCGTTGTTAATCAGGTCAAGCGCCTGTTTGAGCAGGCGTGAGTGTACGGGTCCGTAAATTTCACGCACCTGCTCTTCTTCGTCAACGCTGAATACCGGTTGCTTATCGGTATCGCACAGGACGTCAATGAAGAGCACCACGTCAGCGCAAAGATTACGGTGCGCCTTTTCCGATACCGACACATTTTCATCGTCGGCTCCCGCTTTCACCACTTCCTGCCAGCGCAGCCAGGCTTCACCTGACGGCTCACGGAGAACCACTTTGACGCCTTCCCACTCAGGAACGGCGACCGACTTATGACGAAAGCCCGACATCTTAGCCAGGGCGAGGTTTTTAATATTTTTCATGCAACCCCTCATGAACCAGATTCGATGTTTTCAGGCTTACCCTTCAGGCGCAGGGAGAACGTTGCCGCCACTACGCCGTTGGTACCGGAAGACCATGTGTGCTGGCGGATTTCAGCCAGGAACTTAAAGCCTTTGCCCGACGGGAAAATGACCTGGAAAGCGTAGGTCGTATCGTTGTCATACGCATCGCGCAAGGCGTCCTGCGCCGGGTTCTTGTAAAAGTTACCGGACAGAGAGATTTCTGACGGAGAAGGCAGACCGTTGATATTCTCCTGCTCGGTAGAGCAAAGCGTTGTTACGTCGATATCCTGCTTCTGACCACCGGTGAACTGAATTTCTTTGATGGTGCAACTCAGATCGAGGAAGGTTGCAGAGTCCATCGTTTCTTTGGTGGCTGGCGCAGAGGAAATAAGGATCTTCGTCAGCTGCGATTTTTCATAAAGTGCAGACATAGCTGTCTCCTGGAAAAAGAAAACCCGCCATCAGGCGGGTTCGTTGGGTGAATTAATTGTCAGGGGGTAACTTTAAAATCCAGGGTGGCACGGTAGAGCCGATAATCTGGCTCGTACCCGGGGATTTTTACCACCTCTGTAGGGGTTAACGGCTCAAGCGAAGAGAGCACCAAATCTCTCAGGGTGCGTGATTCAGTGATCGTAGTGGAATACACATCTACCTGAATGGAAACCCTGCTCTCTGCCTGGCCACACAGCACGTCAGCGGAAACATCATCGACGATGGAAAAGATAATCCAGGGTGGAGAGACAGACGGTTTCCCGTCACTACCTAATGGCGCAACATAGGGGTATACCCGTCCATCTGCCAGGGTAGAAAGCAAGGCGTAGATATTATCTTCATTCACTTGCTCAGTACCTCATCAATAGCCTGATTCATCCTGGCAATGGCGACGCTGGCGGCCTCTTCCTCGCGCGTATCGTAAGCGGGTCGCACAAAAGGATGCGCAGGCATGTTCGCAGTGCCAAGCTCCACAAAGCGCCAGTAAAAGGCGTTTCTCGGGTTATTCGCCTTCATCGTGTTATCGCTGTTCCCGGTGCGCGGGTTAACACCACGAATATGGACGCCGGAAGAAATTTCCCCGCGGCGACGGCTTTTTTGGGTCACCACCACCACGTTTTTTTTCAGTTTCCCGGTACGCACCGGAGCGCGGGCGATCACTTCTTCCTTAAGCACTTCGGCACCGGCGCGCGTGGCATCACGCATAACCTTGTTGTTTTCGGCACGGCTAAGCGCCTCCAGATCCTTTGCGATGTCATTTAATCCGGAAAAATCGAGGCTCGTCTCAATCATTTTTCGGTCCCCTGTTTGCAAAGAATTTCGAGCTGAACACCACGAGAATCAGGGATAGGCGGACCAATAATATTCAAAATGGCCCCCTTGAACGGGCCAGTCATAACCCTGAGTCTGGACGCAGCAGTTATATCGCTACGAAATCGTGTCCATACCCTGATAGTGGCGACTGCGGTTTCAGCACCAGCGGCTACCAGCTCGCGGCCACTAATGCCCTTTACTTCTGCCCAGGTTTCTGCGCCGTCATGCCATGCTTCAACAGGCTGGCCAGAAGGATCTCTGGATGTTGTGAGGTTCTGAACCACCAACCTGTCTCTCAGTCTTCCGGCCTGCATAAAGTCCTCCTATACCCCGTAAATTCGGTATGGCTGCAGCAAGGCTTCAACTGCAAACGGGACCTCTGCAACAGTCTGACCGACGGAAACTGATTCTCTGTTGGCATACCAGTGACCTATCAGCAATAACATGGCCGCTTTAACATCATCATTCAGTAGAATCGGGTCCGGATCATCTGCGTAGCCAGGGGAGCTCTGGTTTTCATAGAGCGTTCGCCTTGTCCATGTCTGGACGTAACGCGCAGCCGCACCGGTGTATAAAGTCAGCAGGGCGTCATCACCGGTAAAGTCGCTATCAATGCGGCAGTGCTGTTTCACCACATCAAGATCGACCATTATTTTTTCGCCTTCTTGTCCGCTTTCACTTCCGGCTGTTCCTGCTCTGCAGGATTTTCTGATTCATCGAGCATCGCATAGCCTTTTTTGATGAGCTCGCGACCGTGCTGTTCCAGAGTTTCCAGCGGAAGCCCATCAGTAACGACGGTACCGCCGAAATAAATCGGTTTAAGTGCAATCAGTTTCATTTTCCCACCTGTAAAAGCGGCCCGAAGGCCGCTATTTCATCAGCTACCAGCGCCAGTGCGGAATGCACCGTATACAAATGCCTCAGGGCGTTTGACGGCCAGCGCCAGACGTTCCTCGCAACGGATGGTGATCATGTTTTTCTCGAAGTCGTCGGCGTTCTCCGTGGAGATCACCACGTTCGCATCTTCGCGGTCGAAGATTTGCGCGCCAGCGTTGAATGCACCGGTCAGGAATTTACCCTGGAAGGCTGCCGCTTCCGTTGCAACAACCGGCAGACCCCACAGAGTCGGGCCAGTCAGTGCCGCCGGGTTAGCCAGGATGTAACGGCCCAGGCTGTCTTTTGTCAGCTCGATCCGCGCCCAGTCAATGAAGTGAAGAACATGACCGGATGCCGGGAAGCGCGCCAGCTGCGCCTGCAACATTGCCAGACGCAGATCATCAATCCCGCTCTGTTGTTCGACAGTGAACGCTGGATTAAACGCCGACGCCTGAGGAACGATGCCATGCAGATGAACGCCGGTACCATCACCAAAGAGAATTTCCTGCTCTTCTGCATACTTCAGCCCGTACCGCATTTCGGCATCAACGGTGGACTGCAACTGTGCGAAGTCATCCAGGATCTGCTTTGAGGCTTTGAACAGGTGGGCGATAGTACTGACGCCAGTGATTTTCGGCGTGAACTCAATTTCGCTGTATGGTTTCTGCGTGTTTTCAGGAACCACTTTCGCGTTATTGGTAAAGCCCGTCTGCTGCACCCAGAAGATAGCAGAGGAGGAAGTGCGACCAGGCGCAATCAGATCGCGGATAAACAGGCGCTGTTTCGGTGCCGTATCAATACCCGGCAGGCGTTGTGGCTCCACAACACCATCAGGCACATCCACCGAAGTCAGGGCAGCCTTCACCGGGATGCTGATACGTTTGCCACCTTCAACACTGGCAGCAAAGGTTTTCAGCGCCTCAGCAGAGATCACCTGCTGGCCGATTGACTCCACAACATGCTTCGCGTTTGCCAGCGGCATCTGGGCAACATGTTGCTCCAGTTCGCCCATTGCGGCCTTCAGGGTTTTTTCAGCTTCACGCAGCGCATTGAACTCAGAAGCCATTTTATCAACGGCAGCTTTTGTTTCTTCTGACAGCCTGCCTGACTTCTGCGCCTCTTTGAGTGCGTCTTCTGCTTTCGCGTTGAACTTGCCGGTTGCTTCTTCAATGCTGGCAGTGACTTTTTTCAGAATATCGTTTACTTCAGACATAAAGGGTCCTTATTTGACTAACGCCGCCAGGGCGCTTTCAAGTGAATTGATGGTTTCAGGTTTGATGTCTTCGGCAGCGCCCGGCGTACCGTCGTTGGTGGTGACAGCGCCAGGCATGCCACCGGATAAGGCTTTAATGAGTTTTCTGCGCTCAGAGCGCGGGGTGTTGGTCTTGGCCAGCAATGCATCAAGTTTGCGAAGCGCAGCAGCAGGCGATTCGTCGCCGTCGCTGACCGCATCAGCAGAAAGCAGGCTGTCTGCCAGTCCCTTCGCCACAGCATCACTGCCACCGATATAGCTTTCCACGTCCATCAGCTTCTGCACGGCGGCCATATCAAGGCCGGAGCGCGCCGCGTAGATATCAGCCATAGCGGTATCGAAGGGTTCCAGTGACTGTGCCAGTTCAGCAAAATCATGGCGGTTACCCATCGCGTAGACCCAGCAGTTGTGGATCATCAGGAAGGCACCACGACCGATCTGAATATCATCCCCGGCCATCGCAATGACCGAGGCGGCGCTGGCGGCAATACCGAGCACCTTCACCGTCACACGGCCTTCGTATTCACGCAGAAGGTTGTAGATTGCCAGGCCTTCGAACATGTCACCGCCAGGGGAGTTAATATTGACCGTGACGTCGGCGCCATTCATAGCCCGAAGCGCACCGGCAATACGTTTAGCTGTTACCCCTTCGCCCCAGTAGTCCTGCCCGATAACATCGAAAACAGAAATGCTGTTATCGTCGGTGGACGCCGCTTTGATCCCGCCGTCCCAGCGGTCCAGTGCGGACGGTAATGTTTCACAGGTAACGCGCGCGCAGGGGCGACCCGCCGGTGCTACCGGAAGTTGTTTTTTGCTCATCAGGAAAGTGCTCCTAAGCGGCCTGTTTCAGCGGAGATTGTTCAAAGGAAATATCGGGGAATACGTGGTTATGCAGCTCTCGCAGGGCCAGTGCCTGAACAGCAGGGTTGCTGCTTTCGAGATTTTTCAGTTGCGTCAGGTTGAGCTGAACGGTGTAAATATCGCCCCCTTCAATTGGCGGCATGTTCTCAAGACGACGAACGTCATTTCGAGACATCCAGCCATTCTGAAGCGCGCTGGTATAGTATGCTGCGCGACCTGCGCTGTCAGCGCGCAGCAGTCCTTCAACGGAGAACTCTGCAAACACTTCGTCATCGCTGTCGAGTAAACACCGCCCGATTTCTTGCTCAATATTCACCAGCAGCGGTCGAAGAGTATGAGTCAGGAACTGCAGGTTCATGCCCTCAAGGCTGGATGCCCAGCTGCTTTGTTTCGTGGTGTGGCCAACCATGAAAGGAGGCACGCGAAACCAGCGGCAGATTTCCTCAATACTGAAAGATCGGCTTTCCAGCATCTGGGCGTCTTCGGGATTCATGGTAACGCCCTGGTACTTCAGCCCTCCCTCCAGCACCATTATTTTTCCGGCATTCTTTGAGCCGGTGAACTTTGCCATGTACTCCCGGAGCCTTTCCCTCTGCTCATCGCTTAATGCTTGTTCCGCTGTCAGGAAGCCAGAACTTTGTAATCCTTGCTCGAATATTTTTGCCGCAGACTCTTCTACCGCCATTGCAGAACCGATCACATCCCGGCCAGTCTTCATCGGCATCATGCCGCAAACGCCATCCAGACCGAACCCGCGAATGTGCATGATGTTTTTGACGGGAATGACGCGCTCGTTACCGTTTTCAGTGTATTTGTATTCCAGCGCCCCGGTCACGAGACGTTTAACCACCATGTTCTGCGGCAGTAAAGGCACCAGCGAAACCAGGCGGTTTGCGATGAATTTCTTCTCAATGAAGGCGTTCCCGCGCAGGCAAATACTGGCGACCACCATCAACATAAAGCGTGATGGTGTCATTTCTGAATTGGGGCGGCGGCACAGTATCGAATAGGCCGGATGATCGGTTGCCGCTTTACGCGAACCGTCAGGCTGTCGAACGTATATTTTCAGCGGAAGGGTTGAAATAGACTCGCTTAACAGTCTTACGCATGCCCACACAGCCGATAGCTGGATGGCTTTATCGGCCGTTACCACCTTTCCGCTGCTGCTGGTACCAAACCATTCCTCCCAGAACGTGCCGGTAGTCAGGCTGATAGGCACACCAAGCCAGTTAAGCAGAGCACTTTTAACCCTGCCTGGCTGTTTGTTTTTTTTCATCAGAAACCTACCATGATGGGATTATTGAAGAATCCGGAGAGATCCTGCTGGTCGTTGCCACCGTTAACCAGAACGCGGCTCATTGCTGTGAACAATGCCGCCGGGCCGTCAATCTTGGCCTCTGGTGTGGACTTGTTCGGGAAAATGTTTTCGTTCCTGTCGGGTTTGACGGTTACGTTAGACATCATCCAGTTCATTACCGGGTGATCGCTGTGATGGAAACGACCACCGTATACCAGCGCCTCGACCTCTTTCATGGCCTCAGAGAAATTGCGAACCGTCTGCGGTACTTCCACCAGCGGCAATCCTTCTTCTGCCAGCGCAAGGCTGAACTGCGTCGCACTCCACGGATCGAAGCCAATTTCTTTCAGGCTCTCGCCAGCAACCCACGCCTGTAGCTCTTCCTTAATCTGAGCATGGTCGATTACATCCCCATCTGTAAGGATCAGCTTGTCCATCTCGGCCCATTTACGATAAAGCTCTGCCATCTGGCGTGAACATTTCTCAAGGCGTCCTTCCGGTAGCCAGAATTTAAAATCCGCATGAACATGTCCATCCGGTGCGCGCCAGACTTTAGCGGCCGCACAGATATCAATTTTGTTTGACAGGTCAACGCCCACCCAGGAGGGATAGGTTTTAAGCTCGTGCAGCGGGGCGATAAACTCGCATTTTTCCCATTTCATCATGTCCATCCAGGCAGACTCAGCGGTAACCCAGATGTTCATGTGTTTGGTGAAAAAGTTAATCCTGGCCGAAACCTGCTCTTTCGCCTTTTTAGCCAGGCGGCGCAGATCATCCCAGCGCTTACAGATACCCAGCCCCGGATTCGCCTTCTGCCAGACTTTTTCATCAAATGGATCGTCACCTTCATCTAAGGTGTAGATGATGGCAAAAAACGTATCGTCTTTTACCAGCCCGCGCAGAACCTTGATGGCGTAATCACGCAATTCGTAACAGATACCTTCTTTGTTGAAGCCGGCGGTGGTGATACCGAAAAGCAGCGATTGCAGGCGAGCGCCTGTGGCCGTCTCCAGAACGTCCCAGACGTCACGGGTTTTATGAGCATGCAGCTCGTCGACGATGGCACAGTGGATGTTCAGGCCGTCGAGGTTGTTCGCATCTGATGATAAAGGCTCGAATTTGGAGGCCGTTTGCTCCTGGTAGATAGCGAGCTTGTTGAATTCGAAGATCCGCCCAAGAGTGGCTTTCGCCTTCTTGACCATATTTTTCGCGTCTTCAAAAACAATTCGCGCCTGGTCACGGGTGGTTGCAGCGGAATAAACCTCCGCACCACCCTCGCCGTCAGCGCCAGCCATATAGAGCCCAACGCCGGAGCAAAGTGTTGATTTGGCATTTTTACGGGCCACCTCAACATCTGCTGTACGGAAACGCCGAACCATCACCGGCCGACCGCTGCCGTCGTTACGCAGAACGGTTTCCCCCGTCTCTTCGTTAACCAGCGGGATAACAAAACCAAAAATATTAATCAGGATGAAAACATGCCAGTCCATCAGCTCAATAGGCTGGCCTGCCAGGGCGCCTTTTACGTGAGGAACAAAATTATAGAAATTCAGAATGTGCTGCGCGCGTGGCTCACTGAAGAAAATACCGCGCTCTTCGCCGTGTGCCAGATCGTCAAGAAAACGCTGACAGGCAAGGCGCACATACTCACAGGCAATAATTTCCCCCGCCACCACCCTCTCGGCGTAGCGGATGCCTTCTGCAACCTTAGCCATTAATCCCTCGCTTTCATAAACTCGGCCAGCGGATCAACCGCATCAGGACCTTTTGCATTCACTTTAGAGCGGCTGGCTGGCGTCATGCCGAACTCACCGAGCATTGCGCGCAGACGTTTCCAAGCATCAGCTTTCATGACGGCTGCCGGGTGAGCCTTGATCATCACATCCCCGCTCTGCGTTTCGGTCCGGTAGGTGTACCCCTCAATTTCAAGCGTGTCGCAGTGGTGCCGGTATTCGGTATATGCCTCAACCAGCAACTCAAGGGCTCTGGCGTCCAGTTGGGACATCACACCGATAGCATCGAGCTCGTCGGCCATCCGCTTAAACCAGTATTTCCCCTGCTTGTCGAAATGCTTCGGCGTTGGGGGTACCCCTGCAGCTGGCTTTGGTTCGTTTTCATTAATCGGGCGTTTTGATGGGTTACCCCTCACCAAACGTAGATGGGTCGGGGTTTTTGGTGGTCCAGACATAATCGAAAACTCCTATTAATCATCGAGTGGGGGACCCCATAAAAAAGTTTTCTAACCTGCGGCGATGTGAAAAGAGGTTAGGCGGCGGTCCTTTAGGCTGATTCCCCTGAGGTTTTTACCCGCCCTCCCCCAGACCGCGCAAATGAGAGCAGATATCATTTAACCGACTCATGCACGATTTTCGCCAGTTTCCGGCTCGGGGGACCACTGTTACCAATGCGAGGGCTGAACACCTTACTGATGTCCCAGCCTGCCTTCAGTCGATACTCAATGGAGTTTCTCGAAATACCCAGGTAATCCGCCCATTCGTTAAGACACATCTTCTTGCCGTGAGCGGTATATCTGCGATCGGAGTTCTCTCGCATTGTCTTTCTCATCTTGTCTACGCCTCGCTTCTGATTGCACACAGGGCAACTTGGCACAAGATTGTCAGGCTCGTTATTGGTCTTACAGTCATCGAGGTGGTCGATGTGAAGGGTGTCCCAGCCAACGGTTTTTGCACACCAGTGACAACGGAACGGTCCAGCCCCATGTTTGTCGTAATAGACTTTCCGGTGCTCGTAAACACGAGGACTCCCACATGCCAAAGGATGATCGGGCGCATACACCAGCAGATATCCGCCAGTGTGCTCCAGCTTGCCATCCTTTCTTGTGCTGAGCTTCTCTGTCGTTCCATGACGCCGGACGCGCATGTAATGCTTTTCACAGTAGTGGCTGTTACGGGATCGTACCGATAATTCGCATCCATCCACAATGCAGGCAGCATGGGCGTGCGGAAGCCCTGAACCATGTTTCGATTCAGTCATCTTCACCTCGTTACTTAATTTCTGTTCAGGCGTTCGCGTGCTGTCTTAGCTTTATGGCAGCCGCGGCAAATTGATTCCAGATTAGAGAGATCGTCAGTACCGCCTTGAGCTTTCGGCTTGATGTGGTCCACCGTCTCAGCGGGTGTATACCTTCCATTCCGCAGGCATTCCTGACAGAGGTGTTTATCTCTGTCGAGAACGATTGGGCGCAGCCTGTCCCACTTACTGCCATAACCGCGCTGATGCCTGCTCTGTCCTCGCTGATGCTGCTGCCAGCCTTCGTTAAGATGCTTGATGCAATAGCCTGAGCGATCGGTGGTTGTACCAGGGCAGCCACGCTTGCGGCATGCTCTCGGTATTAACGCAGGCATCAGGCTAACCTCCACGCCCGGCGGCGTTCTGTTCGTGGTGCTGAGTCAGGATGACGTTCAACCGGTTCACCATCTGCATGATCCACCAGCGAGTAGCACGGATAGATCACTGAGCCACCCCATGCATCACCCACAGCGTAATCGGCGGGCTTGCTGTTATCCCAACGGGATAGCACGCGATGCACATGCTCAGGCGGGACGCTATAGCAAACGCCATGAATGAGTCTCGACAGCGTGATGTAATCAGCGCGTGTCTTATCAGCCACGATTAGCCGCTCAGCAATCTGCATTTGATACTGTGGAGGCCGCCCGGTACCGAGATAAAAGCTCAGCATGTCGTCAGGAAAGCGGGTCAGCAAGTCCTGAGCCTTATAACGAAAACCATCAACGGGGAATGCATCCTCTTCGATGATAATCACCCTGTCTGATTGCTCAGCAGCCCAACGAAGAGCGCGAAGGTGGTTTGAATTTGCACCAACACTATGCTCATCCCTGAAGACAATGTCAGCCTCAAGCTTACTCGCTAACTCTTCAGCCATGGTGCGGCGGGAATGGTGAGCCACGATAGCGATCAACATCTGTCAGCCTCATTGTGTGTGAAATGCTCTAGTCTGGCGGCAATAGCTGCGTCCCTGGCTTCTTCAAGTGACATGAATGTTTTCCTTAGAACAAACTTGCCATTGAGCTTAACTTGCGCGAGCCAGCGCCTGTTGCCGCGATTCAGATAAGTAACCCCGAGTACTCCAGTTTTACTATTTTTCTTAGCGCCGCCGAGGTTCTGATTGTTCTCGCTTCTGCTGGCCAACCTGAGGTGATTGATATTGCAGCAGAGCCTGTTGCGACAAATATGATCGACATCCATACCATCAGGAACAGGACCGCTTACGGATTCCCAAACAAAGCGATGCACACGTAATGCCTTACCGCCAGTCCGAATGCTTCCGTAACCTGTTTTTAACTTTGCTCCGGTCCATACCTGGCATTCGCCTTCAACCTTTGTCCTGGCCTTAATTGCTTCCTGTGGCGAGCTATAAACTGTGTTCCGCACAACCAATGGATCACCGTATTTCCGCCACCTGAAATAGTGCTTTCCGCACATCCCTCTTTTTTCAGAACGATTATCGCAGTCATTCACGTAACATTTTTTAGCCATGTGCATATCTCGCAACCAATAAAAAAGGCCGCCGAAGCGACCTTGATTTATTTTTCAAACTATTTATGGCGCCAGAAAGCGAACTCTTTACCGACACCATCGGACTTAAAAATAGTGTGGATGCGCGGGCCGGTGACAATGCGATCGCCAAACGATTTAGCAACAATGCCAAAAGCGATCATATCCCCCACCGCTGCACCAGCCTGTTCTTTCTTCCAGAAACGGTAGCTCTCTATCCGGTAGTAAAGGCGGATGATGCCGTGAGCGAATGCCATGACATCAGCACGGGTGCCACCCAGAAGGCCAGCGTTAAGCATCACATGGTTCCGGTGCTCTTCAATGAAATCCTGATAGATACGCTCCGGATGATTCTGCTTTGCCCAGGTGTCGGCGTAGGTCTTTGGTTCAGAACCGACGTAAACATTTCCGGGCTGCATTTCATCCCATGGCGCGCGCAGCATTTCGACATCGGTACCATCGGTACACCAGACGAACCGGTATTCAGGATGTTCTCGCATGTGCTGCCAGATGTGCAGCCAGCGACGGAAGTAGACATTCATCTTCACGTCAGGTACGAGATACAGCTCAACATCGGCCGGGGCCGTCAGTAATTCATCCACCAGCGCTATACGCCCACACTGGCGAAGCGAGGCCGCCCATTTGCTCAGCAGGTCAGGCGAGGCCGCCATTTTCGTGCCGCGCTGCGGGTCAGGCTGACTGGTAAGCAGCGTTGTGATTACCACGTCGCGCTGCTGCCGGTATTCAACATAACCGGTATACCCGGTATCACGCCGTTCGTTGTGGATTTTAACGTTACGTTCCACCAGCGCCTGACGGTCTGGCTTCGGTACCGAACGCTCCACGGCCTCATGCTCATCGAGAGAATGAATCAGCTTTTCTGAACCGACAACATCAGCGTAAGACCACGTCGTCAGGCCAGCGTTATGGATGCGCAGGGCAAGGTCGCTGTGTTCGTACATGCCGCGACCGTATACCGGATCGAATCCGCCTACCTTCTCGATGGTGCTGCGGTGGTAATAAAGCATCACTCCGCGCTGCCCGGTGTAAGCAACATGCTTATCATCACGGTACAGTTCCGCCATGTCGTTCAGCTTATTGCGCCCGGCCAAATCAAGAAACTGGTAAGCCAGGTGCGGCTCAGGTGATTCGATGTAAGGGAGGTGCCAGTTGTCTGCGATGGGCCAGGCGTCATCATCCCATAAAAAAAGATGTTCGCACCCGGCATCCATCAGGGCTGACAGGCTGGCGTTCTTCGAAGCAACAATGCCGAGTGATGTTTCATGGCGAAGCAGCTGCACGCCGTGGGGAACTACCGCTGCAGGTTTTGAACCATCATCGACTACCACCACCAGCGCACCAGCTGGCAGGTGCTTCATGTGCTGTTCGAGTGCTCGTTTTAAAACGTCTGCGCGCTGATGCGTCGAAATGGCAATGCCGATCCGTGATGAAACGACGCTGGCGGGAGCGTAGGGGACACCATCAATAGTGACCTGCATAAAGCCTCCCGTCAGATTCCACGCCGTAAGCAATCCCAGATTGTGCCACCGGGCTTAAGATTCTTTTTCAGTTCAGCTGACACAGCATCAGAAATCGCTTTTTCCATTTCAGGGGATAACTTCACACTGGTCTTAATTTCTGGGCCGATGCCAACATTGATGGCATAGCCTTTTCGAGGATCAGTCTCAATACGGCCAAACTGAATATTTACAGAGCTACCAATGTAACCACCAGCAGGAACACCGAAACGTGTATCTGCCAGGTGCTTAATAGCAAACTCCTGCCCTTCAGCGGTCAGGAAGGTGAAATAACTTTCCTTCAGATATTCCGTCGCTGTATATCGGGTTACCGCGAACCCCAGTTCGCGAAGCTCAGCAGCACCAGATTTAGATGGCAGCTCAGCGCATTGCAATGCACCACGAAAGAACAGCGAATACAGAACATCCGTCGCAGCGCCGGATAACGTAATGATTTTCTCACTCATGATTTATTTCCTTTTAGACGTGAGCCTGTCGCACGGCAAAGCCGCCGAAAGTTAACGGTTTGCCCAGGCTCACAGCTGAAAGACTTTCTTTGATGTGCGCGTGCGATGCGCATTAAAAAACCCCGCGGGTGCGAGGCCGTTTTATACCTTGTAGGGGATAAGTGTTTTCTTATCCGCTGGAGGGGATAACCATTATCAAGCCCACCAGCAGGTGAGCTTTGTAATGGCTAACACTTAGTGTCACCTTGGCCAGCTGATAAAAAACATAAATCCGATGAATGCGAAAAACAGCCCAGCGGCTGCCGCAACAATGATTAGAGCCCAAACAAGAATTGTTCCGATGGTTGCGATCACTTGGGCCTCACTTCTTTTGGTTGCTGGCAGTTCGCCTGCCACGCTTTGTTATGCGTCAGGATGTCTTTCTTCGTCTGGCGGTCCAGAACATCCCAGTCGTGATCCGTTCCGTAGATAGGTTTAACCCAGTCACAAGCCGTGTCCACCACCTCAACCCTTACGGGTCCAGTTGTCCCGCAGCTCGCGATCAACATCGTCGCCAGGCATATGGTTAACAGTCTGCTGTACATTGTTGGCCTCTTTCGTTGTCTCTACACGGCGATCTGCTGCTGCGACCGTTGCAGCTGCGTTATCTTCGGTGCGCTGCTGATCTGCTTTTGCTTCTGCTTTGCTTGAACCGCGAATATGGCCCAGGCCGAAAGCGCCAGCGATGGCGGCAATTACTGCTGCAGCAATACCAATTAAAGTTTCAAACCCCATAGTGACCTCACACCAGCACAGATTTCGCCAGGTTAAACAGCGCGCGGCGCTTATCCAGCCCGTTACGGCCGCCATTGATAAGCAGCGTGACGCGCTCCACGTCGCCGGAATGGAGCAGGCAGCCGTGAGAGACATAGAACCATGCAGCGGATCGCGCAGCATATTCATCCTGTTCCAGCAATTCAGGCTGGGTTACAAGGTCCAACTTCAGCGCGTGGCCACAGTTGCGGTAATTGCTGAGCCCGGTGATTTGCTTCAGGCCGCGACCGCGATATTTCCAGCCATCACCAGCAACCTGGTTGCCCAGGTTCTTTTTGCCCCACTCACCGCCGTAAACCAGATTAGCTATCGCTTTCTGATTTGCCGGTTGCGTTGCCGTTCTGCCGAGCGCGGCGGCCTGCTGTGCAGTAATGCGATGCTTGCCGAACGTAGGTACCAGGTTTTCTGCCGCATAGTTCAGGTTTTCCACCAGCCGGGTGAAACCGCCGGACTCATGGCCCATCTGCGCGATAAACATGGACTGATCGAGCGGCGCGGTTATGCCGAATTCCTTCACTGCAGCATCGATATGCGAAAACCAGCGCGAAGCGAGCCCGGCGCTAATGCCAGCCGCCTTTTGAAATTGTGATTGGTTCATTAGTGCCTCAGAAGATCAACCAGACGCGCCAGATTTCCCCGGACCTTCATAACAGCTGCGCATATCAGGAGGTTTGCCACCACCACCAGCCAACTGGAGTCACGATAGAGGCCGAAGATGAATTGCCACGGGATTACTGCGTAAACCAGGATGGTTATATACGCCAGGATTGAGATGAAAGGACGGTGCCGGGCACCATGGCGCTGGTAGAACATCAGAACGACGACGATCACCGAGCAGATAAACGCGTTTAAGACAGCTGACGGGTCAATTACCATTTCCCCCTCCTCCGCGTAACCGTGAGAAAAAACCGAACAGGGTGTTCAGGTCCTGGTTATTAAGAAAAGTTAGGATTTTTATACACAGCGCAGACAGAATCACTGCACCAAGTGCATCCAGTGGTTTTTCATAACTCGATGCAGCATTTAGCCATGATCCAACAAACCCGGCACCAAGCACTCCAACAATGAATGAGGTCAGGAAGTATGCAGCCAGGCGCGCACGCGTAAGGTTTGCAGCTGTCGCAACGTAAAACACCGCGCCACCAAACGCTCCAAACACCACTCCGAAATCAGTATGAGTAAAGACACCGTACAGGACTGAAACCAGCAGACCACCAGCCGCTACCGTAGTGCCAGAAACAGGATCGGACATTTAGCCCCCTCTTATTGCTGTGAATCCTCTCAGAAAATTTGAGGGGAGATAAAAAAAGCCCGCTTTTGAAGGCGGGCTAATGAGTGACTATTGTAAGTAAGGTAGGTAGTCGTGAGTATTGCTAACTGACCAGAGTGATGCAGTATCGGGCTGATTCACTATGGTTCAGGAGAACCATCAGTCAGTTATCTTAGACCCACAACTCAAAGCGTAGCAGCAGTTAACAAAAACATAAAAAAAACCTGCTTTTTAGGGCAGGCTCTCAAGGAATTTGGTGCTTTTATTGTTGTTATCATGGTGCCGGGTGCCTCCCGGTGACTCTACCCCAGTCAGCAAAGCCGCGCGCATACCTGCAGATAGCAGTTGACTGGAACGCCCTTTCGCTTAGAAAGGATTCACCACAATAATAAGTTACGACTAATCCATTCTAGCGGTCAATACATCATCGCCATGAGTCCTCTCAGAACGAGGGGAAACAAAAAAGGCCACCCGGAGGCAGCCCTTAAAATAAAAAACCCGCACTGAGGCGGGTTTGGTGTCGTGTAGGCGTAATATCCCACGATGGAAAGCATACAGGACAGTTTTATGCAAAGTCAATACCATCGTGCAAAAAAGTGTCGCCATTTGCTCCGATCATATTAATAAGTCGTTGCTTTCTCGAATTCTACAGCAGCGTGATGCTCCCCCTGGCGCAAAGTCTCCACCAGCATTTCATAGAAGGGTTTCCAGTTGCGTGACCATGAGGACTGATGAAGGTCAGGGAGGCGCTTCAGAATGGCACGGTGTACCGTCGCCGAGGAGATAGCAGAGAAACCATTACCAGAGCAACGTTCACACGTTTTGAAAACCGGTGCGCCGCGGTCTTTAGTCGCTTTGCGGTCCAACACTTCGCCTTTACCGCCACACCTGCACCGGGCAAGGATCACTTTCTTTCCTCCGCATGTTCCGCAAACCCTATTCACCAGCTCATTTTTAATCTTCGGGGCCACCACTTCGGCACCGTCAGCGTCGAAAATACCAGGGTGTTTAATCACATCCTCATTCGTGGAGATAAACCCGGTCCCATTGCAGCTGTGACACGTCACGCTGGTAGCCGCCGAACGGGAGTAATCGGCAAAGGCAAATTGTGCCAGCATCTGCATACACCATCCGAACTGCCCACCAGCTGCTTTGCGAACATTCTTCGGTGCGACATCCATCGCATATCGCGCCAGCGCCTGAACTGCGAGCTGTTCATCCGTTTTACTGATACCAGCCTTTCCGAAGAAAGCGGCCAGGCCGAAGCGCGCACGGCTGCTGGTGGTGCCAATCGCCGCCATTACATCTGTTCCTGTAAGGCGGTCCGGAGAAGTTCCCTTCACGTCGTCGCTGATGTGCATTCCCTGAGGACTAAAATGTTTGAGTGATGCTTCCAACTTCATTGAATGGTTTCTCCTTTTTCAGCAGTGCCAAACCAGCCCGGGTGCGCCCACTGGACATCAGTAACTTTCTCGCCGTTACCCCACAGCGTCAGAACGCGCATCGCAACGTAGTGCATGAGGATTTTTTCATGCTCTCGCCAATCATCATCAGGAGTGTCTTCAACAAATTCAGCGATCGCCTCAGCGATAAGACCGAAACACTCAAGAAAGTCACTATGACCGATTGCGATGTCTTTGGCCGTTTCCTGAAGCTCCAAAAAACGCTGCTTGGTAAAGAGGTACGACATTTCTCTAATTAGGCGATCCATTTTTAATACCTCGTTGCGTTGGTGGCTTCCCACTCGAGATCAAGCTCGCTTTGCTGTTTGCCGGCCAAGTAGTTGAAGGGCCCTTTATCACCTTCGATAAACTGGTGCGAGCGGGAATCAAAATTGGCTCCTATGTCTCCGATCCAGCCTTCCCCCTCACGTTGTTTCAACAGGCGAATCATTGAGGCGGGCATTTGGATAGCAGTCTGCTCGTCCTTATCAAGGCACTCATAACCCATTCTTTCAGCCTTGCGCTGCGCCAGTTCGCGCGGGATGTTACGCCAGACGGCCATAACGTTGTCGGGCATGTCGGTTAAAGCGCCAGTGCCTTTTACGTCCATCTTTCCGGTTGGAGCGGAGTCGTTTGTTTTTCTGGCGTGGGTAACCAGCAGGACGTGACAGTTATGCTCGTTCTTGAAGTCGCACAGCGTATCGATGAAGTCCTTTTGACCTGTGTAGTCTTCTTCGTCTAAGCCACATTTAGCGAGGTTATCTATGACGAACAGCTCAATGCCATAGCGACGCCGGGCATAAGCAAAAATCTCAAGAAGCCGGTCTGCTTTGGCCGTTCCCGTTAGTTTGAATACCCACAGTCGGTCAGAAAACCATTCGTTGGTCATAATGATTTCTTCACGCTTCGGTGAGGAAGTACAGATCGTTTGCCGCGTGAGTCGGGCAAGCATTTTGCCTGGTTTAAGCTCCAGTGAAGCAATACAGGTCCTGACGCCCTGACTCATCGCATCAATCGCGATATGTCCAACGAGTTCTGTTTTGCCATGCCCATTTACGCCATTGACCAGGGTCAGCTCACCGGCACGGAACTTAAAGTTGTTGTTCAGCGAAGCCCAGGGGCTTGTAAACAGGCCAGTATCCCGATGTTCGAATGCCTCGATTGTTTCCTGAAGCAAATCCCCTGCTGAGCAAAGCTCATCGGGATCGAAGAATTTAGCGCGCTCCATGTATTCCAGAATGGAATCGCTGTCCATGCCGTTCATGAGACAATCGTTGATATCTTTGTGCGGAAGTTCAACCATACGGCAACGATGCTCACCAAGACGTCTGGCGATTTCTTTTGCCGCTTCACGGCCTACATCGTCGTTGTCCAGGCACAGCCAGATTTCCTGGAAGCGATCGAGATTGTGGTATTCATATTCAATCCACTGCTGTTTGGCTCCCTTGCCTCCACCAAATGGGACGGACAGGGCATCATAGCCAAGCTGCGTGAAGGTCATGCAGTCAATCTCACCCTCGCACAGCACTACCAGGCGGGTGTTTTTATCCAGCGCCTGCCAGCCAAAGAGACATGGTTCACAATCAGCTTCAGCCATGATCAGCTTTTTGCCGTTTGGCCGTTCAGTACCAATACGTTTTACCTGCAGCAGTTCGCCGTTCCGGATGTACGGGAATGCTACGGCAGGCACCTCACGGTTTTCGTCGTGGTACCAGACCACCGCGTCTGTCACTTTAAAACGATCGGCTGTTTCACGGGTAATGCCACGCGAAGCAAGGTAGTCGTAGCATTTACTGGCCGATTTAACACCCTTCTTTGTCGGACGAGAGAACGTTTTTTTCTTCGCTTCGAAGTGGTGGTCGTCGTCTTTCAGACCAAGAAACTCTTTCGCTTCTCGCATGGCGTCATGCAACTGACAGTTACGCACCAGCACCCAGAGATCCAGCAGGTCACCACTGTCACCGCTGGCAAAGTCAGCCCATGACTTTTTACCGCCGATATTGACCTTGAGGCTTTTGCCTGAGTCACCGTTAGTATTGCCGGCACACCACTCTTTCCCCTCAAGATGTCCTTTCGGAAGGAGAAATTTAGCTACGCGCTCGGCGTTATCCCATAGTTTTTCTGAAAGTTCAGCAGGGGTCATCAGACACTCCGTAAATCAAATTTGATAAAGCACCACGTCACGAATCCCTCGCGCAGAAAGCCACAGTTATAACCAGCAACCAGCACACGCTTGAGAATGGTTTTCATGGGCGGTTAGCTCCGCGCTTCATGCGGTCAATTGCGGCCTGACTGATAAACACCTCAGCCGAACCGTCATTTGGTTTGGCATACCAGGACGCTCCTGTCCCACCAACGGCGTTTGTGCCTGCGGAAATTTGATGGGCTCCCTCTGGCTTTTCGTCGTTCCAGCGCTCACCGTTCAGGTATGAGGCTGGAAGGAGTTTGTCGAAGCCCATTTGCTGCGCCTTTGCCCTGAGGCGGATATCTTCTGCAAGCATTACGGCGAAGCTATCCGGAGTACCTCGGTTTGTTTTTTTCCATTCGCGGTATTTGGTTTTAAAGGCGGACCGGGCCTTGACCTTGGCATCCTTCCTCAAACCTGCGTCCCAAAAAATATTTTCGAAAGCGGCATCGATTGGATCCGGGACTCCAGCACCTTCGGAGTCTGAATCAGGTTTTCCCTGTGCAGGTTGACCTTTCGACTCGTCAGGTTTATCGCCATCGGTCCGATTCGCATCGGACAAATTAGTTTGATCTTGTTCTTTCTCCTGCTCCTGTTCCTGCTCTTGGCTTGCAAGCCCCTTTAAAGCCCCTTCATTTACATCCGGGATCTGGAGCTCACTACTACGGGGACAAGTCATATTGAACTGCTTCGAATATTTCTCGTAAAACTCTGAAAGAAAGAGGTTATCCGATACTTTGTTGTATTCGTTCTGTACTCCAGTACAGCGCTTGTCTCCGGGTTTCAGTGCCTCGCCGATTTGATGCGTTGCCATTTCGATGACCCACACCATCTCTGAATGCTCGTCGTACTTACAAAACCCGGCTTTAATGGCGCTATTAAGCCCCTTCTTAGCCCCTTCCATGGTTAATCCAGTCTCATGAGACAGGAACGCAAGGGGCATGTAATAAAGACCGATCATATTGGCGTGCGGACTGGTAAGCAGGTACAACGCCACAAGCTGAGACTCTGGACCAGCCTGACGCAGCTCTTTGCCTGTTCTGCCAATCCAGAAGTGAGGAGACACCTTTCCGTAATCACGCATTTTGCGCCTCCGAGACCTTCGTAAAATATTGTTGGAACTTCCAGACAGGCTGCATACATTCATGCGGGTAATTCTGCCTGGTGAAATACACCTGCTGTTTATCCCGATTCCAGCCGGTGACATGCACAATCACACCGCGCGGATCGCGATAATCGATATCCAATTGCTTAATTTGGTTTTCGGTAGTGATTGAGTGCGACATATCACACCTCATTGCCTGGATGAGGGAATGTGTCTGGAAGGTCTGGGCGGATCTGGTAGGCTTTAACTTCGCCCCCAGTAGCTTTAACAATGGACATGACATGATCAGCCTTAACCCGGCTACCATTAAGCCAGCGAAAAACAGCTGGTTGAGTAACACCGCAAGCCCTTGCTAATGCAGCTTGTCCGCCGAGAATATCGATAGCTCTCTTGACATGTTGATTGATCATAAAAATACCAAAAGTTATTGAACACAAGGAAAGAGTATAACCTTGAATAACTTTATGCAATAACTTATCGTATTTGCCACTTAATAACTTTTTGTATAGGCTTATTGGTATGAACACATTCTCAGATCGTCTTCAAAAAGCGATGGTTGACGCTGGCCTTACACAGGCAGAATTAGCGATGAAAGTTGGGGTTTCGCAACCAGCTATCTGGCGCCTTGTTGCAGGCAAAACCAACACAACACGTAAGTTGGTTGAGATTGCGAATGCGCTGGGTGTAAGCCCTGAATGGCTTTCTACCGGGAAAAATCATGTACCCCACAGGCAGGGATATGTGATAGAGACTATGCCCGACAGGGAAGTAAAGGATAACGCTGGCATATTCAGGGTCGAAGTTCTTGACCTTTCGGTGAGTGCCGGGCCTGGCACGTTTATGCTTTCAGAATATGTTGAGGTTTTACATGCTATTGAGTTCACTACTGAACACGCAAAATCTCTCTTTGGAAATCGTAGTGAAGATGTCGTAAAAGTAATGACCGTCAATGGCGACAGCATGGCCAGCACATTCAATTCCGGTGATCGTGTCTTCGTTGACATTTCCGTCCGACACTTTCTAACGGATGGTGTTTATGTCTTTGTTTTTGGTAAAACATTTCACCTAAAACGACTCCAGATGCAGGGAAACAGGCTAGCAGTCTTATCTGATAACCCAGCATATGAGAAATGGTATATCACTGAAGAAAACCAAGATGACCTTTACGTGATGGGCAAAGCCATAATGCACGAATCAATCAATTACAATAGGCTCTAACCTTCAACATCACACCTTTTGAAGCCGCTGAAAAGCGGCTTTTTCTTTATCAATAGCTGTATACATGCAGTAAAATAATAAAATTTAATCAAAAAAATCAATGCATTAAACCAAATTGCAAAATAAAAATAAGTTTTGTTATTGCAATAAGTTATTGCATGACTTAAAGTTCATTCATCGGCAAACAACGGAGCCAATGAAATGAATACTCAAATCACCGTAGCCAAAACCATCGGCAAAAGAATATTAAATCAAAGATCTTCGCTTCGACTCTCTCAGGATTTTTTGGCTGATCATCTTGGTTTAACAACCGAAACCATTAACAACTGGGAAACGGAAAAAACTGTTCCGTTTGCTGACCAGTTAATCCAATTGGCTAACATTCTTCATTCTGATGTTCTGTGGCTCATTTCAGGAAACGAGCAGTGTGGTGAATTTACAGAGCCAACAAGCATTATAACTTCCAATCAACTTAATTCATGGTCTGCGGATATTGGCAATTGCAGAATGGCTTTATCCAACGCTATGGATTGTATGCCTCCGGAATTGTCGGCTATTGGTACGCTAACTATAGTTTATGAAAAATTAGACGACTTGCAAGAAACCATCTGCAAGCAAGCCGACAAGATTTAAAATTAATTAACATTATTTAATTAACACCTTTCTTGGTGGGGCCAAACTCACCCTGAGGAAATGAAAATGCAAAATTCCGTCGCAATTAATCAGCCGATTAAAACGCCTCAAATGCTGTTCGGATCTGACAACATTAATGACTTTGGCAACCGAGTTCAAAGCTGCCGGATGGAAGGTGACTCCATGCAGCCGACCATCGAACCATTTGAGGTTGTGGCTTTCGTTGATTGCGGTGGACGTGCGCTTACCTCTGGCATTTATGTTTACACAATGGATGCTTTTGGTCGCCCATGCCTTTTCATTAAGAGAATCGAGCCATTAGCTGATGGCTCATTAAAAATCATCTCTGATAACCATCATTACGAAACTTTCACCCTTAACACCGATGAACAGAAAGAAATCAAAATTCACGGTCGGGTAGTCGCTTCTTTGGATGTGAGGCGCTTCGTATGACTTTCATCAAAGACATAGCGGCATATAGAACAGCATGCCTTTATGCGGCCTGCGGTTACGAGGTAATCGCTCGTCTTTATCTTAAAAAAGCATATGGTCGTTAATTATGGGCGTTTTAAAAAGACAGGATATTCAGGAAGTGAATATCAAGGCGGAGAAGTTGTCAGGCTTGTCGCAAACATTATTTGAATATCACGACAAGTTAGACATATTTCAACTCAAAACAATATGCGCTCTGGTTTATGGCCTCGCCGCTGAGATTCATGGGTGGACCGAAAAAGAAGAGGAAATAGTTATGAGTTTGGAGGAGGAACAGCGCAATGGATAAATTAATCGAGACATATCGTCGACGAATTTTAAAAGCAGCATTATTACGCCACCAGCGTAAAACTGGCAGTAACTGCCTTGTTATTAAGCTCAATAAAGGCGGTATTAACACGGTCGAGTTAACAGAGATTCTTCTCGATGGATTATTACGAAAATTCGAAAGGCTCGCGATTAGTGAGTACGGGAATGTCGAAGGCGTAAAAGCTATCAAGGGAATTTACAGCAGCGCTGTTGATGTTAATGGCGGCGGTGAATTTCTTACGGATAGCGGGAAGGAATTAATAGACGAGCTCATTTCTGAGCTGGTTGAGTTCGTCAAAAAACAAAAAGTGGAGGCTCGGATCTGATGGCGCTGACAGCGATACGAATTCCTGAGTGGGTACACCTGCAGGCGGTCCATGTACTCCGCCAGTTCAGGGCCAGGCGAATTCATCCCTGCCGTATGCACGGCTCCGGAAACCTGAGCCTGAGGGTTAATCGCCGCTGGCGACTGCTCTCCCGCGATGGCGGAAAGAACTGGGAAGTAATGAGTCACGAACGATACAGCAAAGTTAAGGACCGGAAATGAACGATAAACGCATTAGCACCACCTCAATTGACAGCGCCTTTGCCAAAGAGCTGCAGCCCGTTTACGTCGTATCACGACACGGCTATTCGCGCCGTTTCCTTAGCAGGAGCGCAGCGATCAGTAACCTTGCTCACTACATGGTAACCAAAACTTTTCATCGTGCCGGTTTGAACACCAACGAACCAGACGAACCTGTTTTCAGCAATGGTGTGCTCGTCAACCGCATGGGCCAGCACACACAGCAATATCTGTTTGCACATAACCGATGCATGCGGCGCATTCGCCGGATTCTGGAGCGTAAGCGCGAAGCACATAAGTGGCTCGGAAAGTGGGACGCCATGCATGACCGATTCGTGAAAGAGCAGGCAGAACTGCAGGCCAGTAAACCAGAGGGGCTGCGCTGATGATTGCCTACTTACGCATCGTTCTATCGCTGGTAATTGTCGCCAGCGTTTATGGGCTGTTTGTTCCGATCCTCATATCGATGAAGGACACCACAGCTGTGTTATCCGGTTTTGCCCTGGCGATCCTGACCCCGCCATGCATCTACGCCATCTGTAAGGGTCTTGTTGTAACCGTAACTAAGGAAAAGAAATGAAAAAAGCAATTATGGCTTCAATTATCGCGCTCTCTGCCATCGGTCTTGTAGGTTGCGATCGTGTCGAGCCCGGCAACGTGGGTATCAAGGTGAATAAGCTGGGAGACGACAAAGGCGTCGGTGAAGTGGTTGGCGTAGGCCGCTATTGGACCGGCTGGAACACAGAGGTCTACATCTTCCCAACCTTCAAACAGATGAAAACCTACGACGACGCATTCAATTTCCAGATGAGTGACGGCACTACGATCGGCTATCACATTGGTGTCGCCTATAAAGTTGATCCAACCAAAGTGACGACGGTCTTCCAGACCTATCGCAAAGGTGTGGACGACATCACCGATACCGACCTGCGCCAGAAGATTGCCGATGCCCTTAATCGTCTAGCAAGCCGCATGAGTACCGATAAGTTCATTGACGGCGGGAAAGCTGAGCTGCTTGAAAACGCTCTGAAAGAGATCCAGTCCGACATGGGGCCGGTAGGAATCCAGGTTATCAGCCTTTCTTACGTAGGCCGTCCGGAGTACCCGCCGACAGTTATCGACAGCATCAACGCCAAAGTTACCGCAAACCAGAAAACCCTGCAGCGCGAGCAGGAGGTGAAACAGCGTGAAGCCGAAGCAAACATGCTGCGTGCGGAAGCGGATGGACAGGCAGACGCAAAGCTGAAGCTGGCAGAAGCAGAGGCAAAGTCTATCCAGATTCGTGGGCAGGCCATGCGCGAAAACCCTGAAGTGCTTCAACTGGAGGCCATCAACAAATGGAATGGCACCCTCCCACAGTACATGACAAGTGGGGCTGGTACTCCATTCATTCAGGTCAAGTGATTCACCAGCCCGGCGTAAAGCCGGGCACTCAGAAGGACATCGAGCATGAACACAGTAACTATCAATAATACGCAGCTTCCGGCAGTCGAATATCGCGGTCAGCGTGTTGTGACTTTTGCAATGATTGATGAAGCACACCAGCGACCAGATGGTACTGCGGGACGAAATTTTCGTGAAAACAGAAATTACTTTGTTGAGGGAGTGGATTACGTTGAATTAGGTTCCGACGTTATACGCCGGGACCTTCCAGAAGGAGTTTTTTCAAAGTTTGCACCATCTGGAATTGTGCTTTTTGAGTCTGGATATCTCATGGTGGCTAAGTCACTAACGGACGAACTTGCCTGGCAGGTTCAGCGCGAACTGGTCAACAGCTACTTCCGCACTCGCGCACCGCTGACGGAAATCGAGATGATCGCCGCAATGGCCGCCGATGCCGTTCGCCAGCAGAAGCGCCTGAATCATGTTGAAGAGCAGATCGAAACGGTCACAGAAGCTGTGGAGAACATCAAACGCGGGACCATGCGCGCCGGTTATGTCGGTTACCGTCAGGTGGTCGCTAAAAGCGGAATGAGTGACGCTAAGTGCCGAAATCTGGTCAATGCCTACCGCATCCCGACAGACACGCACGAATTTATGACTCCAGATGGGCTGTTGTCACGTAGGGCTATTGTCGAACTGGAGCCGTTTATGGCCGCCTTTCGCCAGATGATGTCAGAAGCTGAACCGCGCGGCACCCGCTGGTATCACCCTAAAATGGGTCTGTTCCAGGCGATTGGGTGGGAGGGTTAAGAATGCACAAATTCTTCGTGGAGACAGACAACCTGAACACTATCAGCGATTGCCTGCAGCAGCTTGTTAACGCAGAAGAAGCGCAGCTCAGTATTGAGGAGCAACTGGCGAGATCGAACAGCAGCAGTGAATGGAGTACATGGCGTAAAAAGGCAGAGAACGCGCTGCGGCTGATCAAAGGGAAGCGCCGCATCATCACAGCCCGTCTGGCAGTCCTGCGTCATGAGGAAAAAGAACGCAACCTGGAGCTGCACCAGCAGCACAACGATTTCCTGGTTCAGGCTCTGCGCGAAATTGTAACGCCCTCCTCTTTTGCACGTTGCGTGCGTCAGGCTAAAGAGAAAATGGAGGATATCCATGCAAACCAGTGCTGAAATCGTTCTTCTGGTGCCGAATGACTGGGTTAGCGAAAAGGTTCTGATTGCGGTTACCGGGCTCAAGCCCGGAACCATCACCCGCGCCAGAAAAGAATCCTGGATGCTTGGCCGCGAGTACCTGCACATTTCACCAGATGGTAATCCCAAGCCTTCAAGCGAATGTATGTATAACAGGAAAGCCGTTGATCAGTGGATCGAGGCGCAGAAAAAAAATCAACCAGGTGCGAAGACAGCATGAAAAGCAGTACACTCATCCACGCTCCTGGACGTCAGGAGGGATCAATGGCTAATGCATCATACCCGACAGGCGTCGAAAACCACGGCGGTTCGCTCCGCATATGGTTTCTGTATAAAGGTAAACGTGTCAGGGAAAACCTCGGTGTCCCTGACACTGCAAAAAATCGCAAGATAGCTGGTGAGCTGCGTTCTTCGGTTTGTTTTGCGATAAGGATGGGGAATTTTAACTATGCAGAAAAATTCCCAAACTCACCGAACCTTGCCCGGTTCGGTCAGGATAGAAAGGAAATTACTGTGCTGGAGCTTACCGAAAGATGGTCAGAGCTGAAGAGAATGGAGATCAGCTCTAATACCATGAGTAGGTACGAATCCATCATAAAAAACATGCTTCCGCGCATCGGCGAAAATAAAATGGTTTCTGCGGTTACCACTGAAGATTTGCTGTATGTCAGGAAGGAGTTGCTGACGGGCTTCCATGTAATGAAAAAGGATCACCGGACACAGGTAAAAGGCCGGAAGTCTTCCACGGTGAATAATTACATGATGCTGATGGCCGAGATCTTCCAGTTTGGAGCTGATAACGGCTACGCAAAGGAAAACCCGTTTAGCGGAATTAACCGTCTCAGGAAGGCAAAAGACGAACCAGATCCACTCACGACAGACGAGTTCATCAGGTTCATTCAGGCATGCGGCCACCAGCAGATGCGAAATCTCTGGACCGTCGCCGTTTATACCGGAATGAGGCATGGGGAATTATGTGGTCTTGCATGGGAAGACATCGATCTCACCGCTGGAACCATTACGGTTAAGCGTAACCTTACCCAAACGTATGAGTTCACCCTGCCAAAAACCGAGGCAGGCACTGACAGGGTGATTTATCTCATACAACCAGCTATTGATGCCCTCAGGAATCAGGCCCAACTGACGCGCCTTGGCCGGCAGCATGAGGTTGAAGTGAATTTGCGTGAATATGGCCAGTCAGTCATACATCCATGCACTTTCGTTTTCAGCCCTCAATGCGTCAAGCGTGGGTCACGAAGAGGATATCATTACGCGGTTAATTCGATTAATAAAATTTGGGGCCCGATAATCAAGCGCGCCGGTATACGGTACCGCAACGCGTATCAGTCACGGCATACCTATGCGTGCTGGTCATTGTCAGCCGGGGCGAACCCAAATTTTATAGCAACTCAGATGGGGCATACCGATGCACAGATGGTTTACAAGGTGTATGGAAAGTGGATGTCAGAGAAGAGCGGCGAACAGGTTACTCTACTCAACAAGGCGCTTTCACACATTGCCCCATCGCTGCCCCAAAGCATGATAGCAGCGCAGTAGAAAACCTTAAATTCAAGTGGTTAGCAGCTCTGTTGCTACATTTGTATAACACGGGGCACAAAATGCCCTCGACCATAAAACGCGCTTATGTTGTGATCGGGGTTCAATAAATCACTAAACAAGGTATACTCCGGAGTTGTTTATTGTACTAAACGCTCCTGTGAGAGGATGCTACTGCGCACCTATGACTCAATTCGCTTCTCCAGTTCTGCATACGTTGCTGGATACCGACGCGTATAAACTGCATATGCAGCAAGCCGTTTTCCACCACTACTATGACGTTCACGTCGCGGCGGAATTCCGCTGTCGCGGCGACGACTTGCTCGGTATCTACGCAGACGCCATTCGTGAACAGGTCGATGCTATGCAGCATCTGACGCTGCAGGACGAGGAATATCAGTGGCTTTCTGGCCTGCCTTTCTTCAAAGCCGATTACCTGAACTGGCTGCGCGATTTCCGCTATAAGCCGGAGCAGGTCACCGTGCTTAACGATAACGGCAAACTGGATATTCGCCTTGAAGGCCCGTGGCGGGAAGTGATCATGTGGGAAGTACCGCTTCTGGCGGTGATCAGTGAACTGGCTCACCGCTACCGTTCGCCGGAAAAAGGCGTCGAGCAGGCGGTCGCCGCGCTGGAAAATAAACTCGCAGCCTTCTCTACGCTGACCGAAGGGCTGGACATGTCCCGCTTCCGCCTGATGGACTTTGGCACGCGTCGCCGTTTCTCACGTGACGTTCAGGAGGCCATCGTTAAACGTCTGCAGCGGGAGCCGTGGTTCGTTGGCACCAGCAACTACGATCTGGCACGCCGCCTCAGCCTGACGCCAATGGGCACCCAGGCACACGAGTGGTTCCAGGCGCATCAGCAGATCAGCCCCGATCTGGCTAACAGCCAGCGCGCGGCACTGGCCGCATGGCTTGAGGAGTACCCGAATCAGCTCGGGATTGCCCTCACCGACTGTATTACGATGGATGCCTTCCTGCGCGACTTTGGTCCCGAGTTCGCTGAACGTTACCAGGGATTACGCCACGACTCCGGGGATCCGGTTGAATGGGGCGAGAAAGCCATTGCCCATTACGAAAAACTCGGCATTGATCCGATGAGCAAGGTGCTGGTCTTCTCGGATAATCTCGACCTGGCGAAAGCGGTCGACCTCTATCGCCATTTCAATACCCGTGTGAACCTGAGCTTCGGGATTGGTACCCGTCTGACCTGCGATATTCCTCAGGTAAAACCTCTGAATATCGTCATCAAACTGGTGGAATGTAACGGCAAGCCGGTGGCAAAACTCTCCGACAGCCCGGGTAAAACCATCTGCCATGACAAAGCGTTTGTCCGCGCATTGCGCAAAGCGTTCGATCTCCCCTTGATCAAAAAAGCCAGTTAA